ACCACCCACATAGTTGGTATGGGTTATCCTACAAGAACTTTGGTACTACAATATAACGAAGCGTGTGAAGATATGGATGAGATGCACGAACAACGTGAACGTGAGTATGAAGAGAAGTATGGAAGAGAAGCAAGACTGACCGCAGAACAAAAGTTTCAGGAAAATTCTGAAACATCTGGAGATAAGATAGATGACTACCTTCAGAGAATGGGTTTACATGATAGTGCGAGTAATAATGTGATCAGTATTTTTGACAAATCAAAGTTGCATTAACGTAGTATTCACCCCTCTGGGAACGTAAAGCTTATTTTATCACGACATCCAATAAATGTCAAGTGATAATAAAAAAATATTACCCTTGACAATTACATGAAAATCTACTATAATAGTAGACATCGAAAGTATAAAAACTGGAATATTATAATGGAAGAAAAAACAAAAACCAAGATTAAACCTAAAGACAAACCTCACTATGTGAACAATGCACAGTTCTCACAGGCGGTGGTAGACTATGTAACTGAGTTGAACCATGCACGAGAATCTGAGGTGTCTCCACTACCTAAAGTACCAGACTATATCGCAATGTGTTTTCTGAAGATATGTGAGGGACTATCCCACAAGTCTAACTTTGTTCGTTACACCTATCGAGAAGAGATGGTGATGGATGCGGTAGAGAATTGTCTGAAGGCGATTGAGAACTACAATCTAGAGGCTGCAACACGTACAGGTAAACCGAATGCGTTTGCATATTTCACACAAATTTCTTGGTTTGCATTCCTACGTAGAATTGAGAAAGAGAAGAAACAACAAGACATCAAGATGCGTTACATGGAACAGTCTGGTGTTGAGGCATTCTTAGATAATGAATTAGGTGACAACCATTCCGCTGCGGTTGCACAGGCATTTGTTGATCAACTTCGTATGCGTATCGATGAAGTGAAGGGAAAGGACAACGAGTGGAAAGCGATTGTGAAGAAAGAACGTAAGAGACGTACTGTTAAAGTAGATTCTGATCTCAGTGATCATATGGTATAGACGGTTGAATACGGTCTATGGTGAAATTGGATATCATCCGAGTCTTCTAAACTTGTGTTCAAGGTTCGAGTCCTTGTAGATCGACCAATCGCTTGACAAGGTGCGCCTATTGTGTTACAATGGGTGTACTTAATTAAAATAGGTAATTTATTATGAGTATGGGATATAACAATCCAAGTATTGAGGCATATGATTAAATGAAAATCGCAATACTAAATGACACCCATGCGGGTTGTCGAAACTCATCTGACATTTTTATGGATTATCAAGAACGTTTCTACCGAGACGTTTTCTTTCCGTACCTGTTAGAAAATGGTATTACACAGATACTACACTTGGGTGATTATTACGACAATCGTAAGACAATCAACTTCAAGGCACTGCAACACAATCGTAAGATATTCCTTGAACCTATGCGTAAACATGGTATCACTATGGATATCATTCCTGGCAACCACGATGTGTACTATAAGAACACCAATGAGTTGAATGCACTGAAGGAACTCCAAGGTCACTACATGAATGAAGTGAACCTTATTATGGAACCAACAGTGATGGATTATGATGGTACAGAGGTTGCATTGGTTCCTTGGATTAATCCAGAGAACGAGAAGACCACATTAGAGTTTCTGAAGAACACTAGTGCAGAGATTGTTGGTGCTCACTTAGAACTGCAAGGGTTCGAGATGGCACGTGGTCAAGTGTGTATGGATGGTATGAGTAAGAAACACTTTGACCGATTTGATATGGTGTTGACTGGTCACTTCCATGCGAAGTCTAGTATGGATAACATTCATTACTTGGGTGCTCAGATGGAGTTCTTCTGGAATGATTGTGATGACCCCAAACACTTCCACATCCTTGATACCGAAACAAGAGAACTAACTGCGGTTCAGAATCCTCTCACCATCTTTGAGAAGATTTACTATGATCACGAGAACATGAACAAGTTCAAAGACCTCTCTTATCTTGATAGTAAGTTCGTCAAGGTTATTGTTACCAATAAAGGTGACCCATATGAGTTTGAACGATTCATTGATCGGGTACAGGCACAGAAGATTCATGAACTAAAGATTGCGGAAGACTTCGCAGAGTTCATTGGTTCTAATGTGGATGATGACAACATATGTGTTGACGATACAGAGACACTTGTATATGATTATATTGACAATGTTGTTACTGACCTAGATAAAGACCGAATCAAACAAGAGGTATCTCATTTGATGAAAGAAGCACAAAATATGGAGATTGCATAATGAGTGCAACACATGGTGGTAAAGGAAGTAAACAACGTCCAACTGGTGATCAGAATAAGTTTGATAATAACTGGGATGCCATCTTTGGTAAGAAGAAAGACCCTCCAAGTGCGGTAGACGATTGCGCTACTGTCACCGAAGAGTCTGCAATGTGGGAACACTATTGTACCGCAGAGGCGACTAAGATGAGTGTCGGTAAGGGTCAAGAATGTAACTGGTGTGGAATGACCGAAAAATAAATTTGACTTTATATGATGAGTGTGGTATTATACCCCAATGATAAATTTTAAGAAACTTCGTTTTAAGAATTTCCTCAGTACAGGAAATAATTTCACCGATATCAGTTTTGATGATACTCCGACTACCCTAGTGGTAGGACACAATGGTGCGGGTAAGTCCACTATGTTGGATGCCCTGTCGTTTGGACTGTTCGGTAAACCCCATCGTAAGATATCCAAGAACCAACTGATCAACACTATCAATGGCAAAGGTACATTGGTAGAGGTTGAGTTTGATATTGGTAAACAACAGTACAAGGTTATCCGTGGTATCAAACCTAATAAGTTTGAGATATGGGTCAATGGTAATATGGTGAATCAAGATTCCCATGCCAAAGAATACCAGTCGATGCTCGAGAAGAACATCATCAAGTTGAACCACAAATCTTTCCACCAGATTGTAGTACTTGGGTCATCATCCTTTGTACCATTCATGCAGTTGACGGGTGGGTCTAGACGTGAAGTGATCGAGGACTTACTTGATATCAATATGTTCTCTAAGATGAACTCTCTGTTGAAAGAGAAAGTATCTTTACTCAAAGATCAGATTGCGGATAACACACATAAAATCAATCTAGTTGATACCAAGATCAATGCACAGAAGAAGTATCTACGTGACCTGAGTGCAATATCCAGTCACCAGAAGAAACAGAAGTTAGATACTATCAAACAGTTGCAAGATGATATTCGTGTACTCAATGAGAAGAATGCCGAGGTGACCAAGGAGGTTACCGAATCCAAGGAAGTCACTACCGAGATCGTTAGTGTGGGGAAGGAAATACAATCCCTCAATGAGTTTGCGGCTGGGTTCAAGACACAACAAAAGGATGTGGTCAAACAAGCAAAGTTCTTTGAAGAGAATGATAAGTGCCCTACCTGTGATCAGGGTATTGATCGTAAGTTGAAAGAGTATCATCTAAACAAATGTAAGACTCGTGCGGGTACTATTGATGGTGCGTTGAAAATGCATGGTGTACGTAAGTCTGACTTGGATGCAAAACTCGAAGAACTCACTAGAATGCAAGACCACATCCGCAGTTGGCAGTCTAAGATTGATGCCAATACCCAAGAGATTATGAGTATCAACCGAAACATCGATACTCTTAATGGTGAGATATCTCGTATTGATGAGGGTACTGGTGACCTATCAGAAGCAAACTCTGACCTAGAGACATTGCGTACCGATAAGGAAGAGTTGCAAGACTCTAAGTATCGACTAAACGAACAGTTCTCGTACAACCAAGTGTATTCTGAGTTGTTGAAAGATACTGGTATCAAGACCAAGATTATTAAACAGTACTTGCCTGTCATCAATCAATTGACCAACAAGTACCTACAGATTCTAGACTTCTTCGTACACTTTGATCTGGACGAGTCTTTCCAAGAGACTATTCGTTCTAGACATCGTGATGCATTTTCGTATGACTCATTCTCTGAGGGTGAGAAACAACGTATTGATTTGTCCCTACTATTTACGTGGAGACAGATTGCGAAGATGAAGAATAGTGTGGCGACCAATCTACTAATCCTTGATGAGACATTTGACTCGTCTCTGGATGAAGAGGGTATTGAAAACCTCATGAAGATTATCTCTACGCTAGGTGAGGATACCAACGTTTTTGTTATCTCTCACAAGAGTGAACTTGAGGATGCACAGTTCCACCGCAAAATCGAGTTTGTAAAAGAAAAGAACTTTAGTAAAATAAAGTCTTGACTTTAACTGAAACGTATGTTATCATACACTTTATAACTTATACAACTGAAAGGAATACATTATGGAATTATCCGATACTACGTTGAACGTTCTGAAGAACTATTCAACAATAAACCCAAACATTGTTATCACCGAAGGTAACACTGTAAAGACCATCTCTGTTGCAAGGAATGTTCTATCTAAGGCAGAACTCCCCGAAGAGTTTCCCGCCTCATTTGGTATCTATGACTTATCAGAGTTTTTGAATGTACTGTCATTGGTTGACTCACCACGACTCAAGTTCGAGAAGGACTATGTGACTGTAGGTGATTCTACTGGACGTTCGTCCGTGAAGTACTTCTTCTCTGACCCAGAGATGTTGACATCGCCTGGCAAAGACATCAATATGCCAGAAGCAGACGTTAAATTTTCTCTAGATACCGATACTCTAGGTAAAGTAAAACGTGCCGCTGCTGCACTTGGACACGATGAGATTTCTATCTCACCGACTACTGGTGCGGTTCGTCTATCTGTCATTGATAGTAAGGACGCTACGAGTAATGCATTCTCTATTGACGTAGAGGGTACATACCCCGAAGGAGTTGATTTCAACTTCATCATGAATGTTAGCAACCTAAAGGTTGTCAACGAAGACTTTGAAGTGGGTATTAGTTCTAAACTAATTTCTCAGTTCACTAGTAAACAATCCGCAATAGAATACTTTATTGCACTTGAAAAATCATCTACTTACGGAGCATAATACGATGGCTAAAGAAAAAGCGAAAGAACAAGACCACACTTCAATCTACGAACTGGGTAACCGAGTTGCTCGTTCATCGGTTGCGGTAATCGACCCGGTAGTACAACGTGGTGGTGTCAAAGGAGAAGAACAGTAATCTATTAGTCAACTACATTATAAAGCGGTTCAGATCATCCAACTCTGTGAAGAGTATCAGTCTGCACAAGGCGTTGAAGACTAAACGGTACTAATCAGTATCGTGGGGGTGGGTGAGTCCTCCTTTCCTCCCCATCCCCAAACTTTTCTTGACTTTTTGTTTCATATGTTGTACAATGTATATTATACGAAACACTTTTATTTTATTATGGAGACACAATGTCTAAAGAATTTCTATGGGTTGAGAAGTATCGTCCCCGACTAATCGGTACTACTGTTCTACCCCAAGACCTGAAAGATACATTCCAAAAGATTGTAGACTCAGGCGAAGTCCCCAATATGATGTTCACTGGTACTGCTGGTACTGGTAAAACTACAATCGCACGTGCGATCTGTGACGAACTTGGTCTTGATTACATCATCATCAATGGTTCGGAAGAAGGGAACATCGATACCCTACGTGGTAAGATCAAACAGTTCGCTTCATCGGTTTCTCTTTCTGGTGGTTACAAGGTTGTAATCCTAGATGAGGCAGACTATCTAAACGCACAATCCACCCAACCCGCACTTCGTGGTTTCATCGAAGAGTTCAGTCAGAACTGTCGATTCATCCTGACTTGTAACTTCAAGAACAAGGTCATCGAACCTCTACACTCCCGATGCGGTGTGTACGAGTTCAACACATCCAAGAAGTCTATGGCACAACTATGTGGTGAGTTTATGACTCGACTACAAATCATCCTAGATGGTGAGGGTGTCAAGTATAACAATGATGTGATTGCTGGGTTGATTGGTAAACACGCACCAGACTGGAGACGTGTACTCAACGAGGCACAACGTCACTCTATCTCTGGTAAGTTGGAAACCACAGTACTCATTAATGATAGTAATGGTAACTATAGTGGTCTTTTTCAATCATTAAAGATCAAAGATTTCAAGAAGATGCGTAGTTGGGTTGTCAACAATATGGACACCGAACCTGCCGCAATCTTCCGTGGTATCTATGATTCTATGGAGGGAAAGGTACAACCCCAATCCATTCCTCAACTGGTTCTAATCCTTGCGGACTACCAGTACAAGAATGCATTTGTTGCAGATCACGAATTGAATCTGGTCGCCTGTTTGACGGAGTGTATGGCAAATGTGGAATTCATCTAATATCAGTGTGTCCCCCAAGGCGGGACAACGACAAATCGCAGATATAATTGAAGCGAATCTCGCAGACTACTATGTTGAACAGGGTGGTAAACTACCTGACTCTGTTCGGACTATCGAAGATGTATCTCTGGGTGACACACTTATTGATATTAAAACAAGAGATGTCAATCGTAAGTTCTCTATGCCGAATCTCATTTCGGTTGCGAGACTACGTAAAAATAAAGACACCAAGATCGTTTATCACTTTGTTGACTATGAAGTAAGTGATGCTGAGGTTGTTGTTCTGAATCAAACCATTGTCCCCATATGGGAGATTGATTGGTCTGTGTTGAAGATACAGAATCTCGGAAAGGGACAGTTACAACTCTGTGGTGTAAAAGACTATAATAAACTCCCTAGATACAAAGGGACACAAGAAGAGTGGTTTGTTCGTTTGGAATTAGAGATGGTCAATTTCTACAAAAAACAGATAACCAAGTTTGAGTCCTTACTTGAGGATTTAGAAGTATGAGCAAAGATAATTTAGACAGATTCGACCTTGAACAAAACATCATGAACTCTTGGTTGATAACCCATGACATAGACTTGTTATTGGAACAAATTCATGATGACACTAGGTTTGTGGGATTGAGTAACAAGGATGCCGACCTATTATCCGCAAAGTTGATGGGTATTAGAGAACTGGGTGATATGCGGTTCGAGAAGTTATGGTCGGTGTTCGAAACTCTGGTAGAGGAACGTCAAATCGTATGAGTAAAAAGAATCCAAAAATACCCATGAAGGGTGGTGCAGAGTATGATGCATTCACCGATTGGAAAAAATACTATTGTTATCTTTCACGAAGTGGGGTTGCCAAAAGTATTAAAAGAGGGTATAATAAGAGATTCAGAAAGGATGGTAAGAACCAGAGTACGGAAACAGAATGAAAAATTTAATTAAAAATGCCTGGCAAACTCCTGACGGAATGATCTTAGAATCGACACATCGTCACGATTATAAGACACATACTGATGCCAATGGTAAGACTTATATGGTCGATGGAGGATTAGAATATGTTCGCCGTAGCACGAATGGTGATGAAGTAGATTTATGCCTCTATGATGACGCTCCACATATTATTCAAGCGTCTGTTCTAAAGTGGGGAACATATGGTATTAATGGTGATCAACCACTTAAATATGTAACTATTGCTGAAATGGATACTGCTCATATTGAGGCAGTACTAAAGCTTAATGTAAACCCAGTTCATA